CCGGCGGTCACAAGATCAAGGTGTACCCGTCCGGCCATCTCACGTCCGGCGATGACGTGGTCTGTGCCCATGCCAAGCAGTTCTTCGGCGCCGACGAGGGCTGGATCATCCCGCTGCTTGACGTGTGGTCGCTCGCCAACCCTGGTCTGGCTGACATGAACGTCGCCGCATGGGCTCCCGTCGACCACGACCCGGTGCCGAAGATGGTGCTGGACTTCTTCGACCGGTCCAAGGCGCGCTGCATTGCGATGACCCGCCACGGTCAGGAGCAGTTCACCGCTGCCGGTTTGGACGCTGCGTACATCCCGCTGTCGGTGGACACCAAGGTGTACCGGCCCCGCTACACGGCGACGATCGACGGTCGCGAGGTGAACGCTCGCGAGTTCCTGAACCTGCCTGAGCAGGCGTTCGTGGTCGGCATGGTCGCGATGAACAAGGACCCGAACCGCAAAGGCTGGTCCGAAGGTCTGCAGGCGTTCGCGAAGTTCCGCCAGAACCACCCGAACGCGATCCTGCACATCCACACCGAGAAGTCGGGCACGGCCGGCGGTGTCGACCTGGTCGCGTTGGCGGCGATGGCCGGCATCCCGTTGGAGGCTGTCCGGTTCACCAACCAGTACGCCTACGCGATCGGGTTCCCGCCCGAGCTGATGGCGCTCATGTACACGGCGTTCGATGTGCTGTTGGCTCCGTCGCTGGGTGAAGGGTTCTGTGTCCCGCTGGTCGAGGCGCAGGCGTGTGGTGTGCCGGTGATCGCCACCGACTTCACCGCACAGCCCGAGCTTGTCGGTGCCGGCTGGATCGTGTCTGGTCAGAAGTGGTGGGACGGTCCGTCGAAGTCGTGGTATCAGACCCCGAACGTCGATCAGATCGCCGACGCGCTTGAGGAGTCGTACAGCGCCGACTTTGACGAGTTGGCCGAGAAGGCGATCCGGTTCGCTCAGCAGTACGACACCGACTGGGTGTATGACCGCTATTGGCGTCCGTACCTGAAGACGTTGGACACCGCTCCGCAGGCGACGAAGCCGAAGATGGATCGGGTCGCCGTGCTGGTGCCTGCTGTCAACCGGCCCGACAACGTGAAGCGGCTGGTGGAGTCGTTCAACGCCACGAACGACGGCACAGCCGACCTGTACTACATCCTCGACGAGGAGCACTCGGAGCAGATCGCTGCGGTGGAGTCGTTCGGGGTGCGCTGGTTCAAGGCGACGCGTGGCACGTCGTACGCGTCGAAGATGAACGAGGGCTACGCGCAGACTTCGCACGACTTCGTGTTCCTGGCCGGCGACGACGTGGAGTTCACCACCGGCTGGATCGGTGCGGCTCGCGAACTGTCGGACCGCTTCGACGTGATCGGCACCAACGACTCCGAGCAGGGTCGGGTGCGGAATCCGAACGTGGCGAGCGGTAAGCACGCCGACCACTTCTTCGTTCGCCGTTCGTACGTCGACGATGAGGGTGCTTCGTTGGAGGGTCCCGGCGTCCTGTGCCCGGAGGCGTATTACCACTTCTTCACGGACAAGGAAATGATCCAGCTCGCCCGTGCGCGCGGGGTGTTCACGCCGTGCCTGGCGTCGGTGGTCATCCACCACCACCCCGGCTACGACGGCCGTGAAGATCTGCGTGCGAAGGACCCGACCTACATGAAGGCCGTGGAGTTCTCCGAGATGGACGAGATCGCGTTCAAGCGTCGCGCAGGGCTGATCGAGCAGCACCGCACGGTGAAGAAGGACATCTGGTCATGAGGCCGCTCGTCATCGACACGTTCCCCATCAACAACGAGCTGCATCACCTTCGGATGCGGCTCGAAGAGATGGCCGACGCTGTCGACTTCTTCATCGCTGTCGAAGCCGACGTGGACCACCAGGACCACCCGAAGCCGTACCACATCACCGAGCACCTGTCGGAGTTCGATGCATGGTCGGACAAGCTGATCGTGGTTCGTGCGACCGGCCTGCCGACAGCGAAGGACGATCCCGATCCGTGGGCGCGTGAGCTCGCACAACGTGAGTACGCGTTGGACGGTCTGCGCGAGGCGAACAAGCGGCGCGAGTTGTCGCCGTCGGACATCATCCTGCACGGCGACGTGGACGAGGTCTGCCGCTCCCTGTACGTGAAGAACGTGCGCCCGCGTGACTCGTTCGTCACGTTTGAGCAGCGGCTGCACTGTTTCGCTGTCGACTGGCTGCACCCCGATGCGTGGGGTGGGACGGTCGCCGCAACGATCGAGCAGATGGGTTCGCTCGGTGCGTGGCCGTTCCAGAAGCTGCGCAACACCCGCAACGCCAACCCGTCGCTGGTCGATGCCGGCTGGCACTTCTCCTGGCTCGGTGGCAAAGAGGTGGCGCTCGCCAAGCTCGGCTCGTTCTGTCACCCGGAGATCGCAGAACGCACTCTGGTCGGGCTGTCGTCCGATCTGTACCTGCGCGAAGGCTTCCACGTGGACGGCCGCCGCATGACCCCTGTCGATGTCGACGACACCTGGCCGGCGTTCATCAACGAGCGTCGTTGCCCGAGTGAATGGTTCCGCCCCCGATGAGCTTCACGGAAGATTGGTTCGGTGCCGAGTCGCAGGATCGGCTCGCCACCCTTGGCCGAGAGGTCACCGACGTGCCTGGCATCGTCGTCGAGATCGGTTCGTGGGAGGGTCGCAGCACCTGTGTGCTGGCGAACGTGATCCGCCCGCGTGCGGTGATCGCTGTCGACACCTGGCAGGGTTCGCCGGGCGAGGTGTCGGCGGATCTTGCGTCACGACGCGACGTGTTCGCAACGTTCCTCGAGAACGTCAAGACGCTCACCAGCGGCAACGTGGTGCCGGTGCGTTCCGCCTGGCGTGAGTTCGTGCCGAAGATCACCGACCCTGTGGCGTTGTGCTTCATCGACGCCGAGCACACGTACCGAGAGGTGCAGGACAACATCCGTGCGATCCTGCCGCTGATGGCTCCCGGTGGCGTCATCTGCGGCGACGACGCCGGTCACGAACCGGTCCGCAAAGCGGTGCTGGACACGCTCCCTGCCGACGACGTGTTGGTGATGGGCAACGTGTGGTCGTACAGGATGCCGACCAAGTCGTCGGGCCTGGCGAAGTTGTACGCCGAGGTCGCTTCGACCCCGTCGGACATCTACGAGCACCTGCCGGTGTTCGTGGACCTAGTGAAGCGCGGCAACGTGCAGACGGTCATCGAGCTCGGCACTCGCACCGGGGTGTCGACCATCGCCTGGCTGTTCGCTCTCGAGCGGACCGGTGGCCGGCTGTGGTCGGTCGACATGGACGCGAAGCCTGGCATCGGTGACTATCCGCACTGGACGTTCATCCAAGGGGATGACGAAGACCCGGTTGTGTTCGGCCAGTTGCCGAAGCCGGTGGACATCCTGTTCTTGGACACGTCGCACCACTACCAGCACACCAAGCGCGAGTTGGAGCTGTACCGCAGCTTCGTCAAGCCCGGTGGACTGATCGTGTGCCACGACACCGAACTGCCGATCCCCGAGGGCCACCCGCACGGCGATCCGGCCTACCCGGTGAAGCGTGCGATCGAAGAGTTCGTGGCGCAGTACGGCTACCGCTGGCAGAACCTCCCCAACTGTTGGGGACTCGGAATCATCGAGGTGAGGTGACATGACGCTGACCAACGCCTACACCACGCTCGACGCGCTGAAGACGGAACTGCAGTTGCCGGTCGGGGACTACACGTACGACACCCGGTTGGAGACGGCGATCTCTGCAGCGTCCCGGCAGATCGACCGCTACTGCGGTCGGTTCTTCTACCAGGACGCCACGGTGCAGGTGCGGACGTACTTCCCTGAGACGCCCGAGCGGTGCCCGGTGGACGACATCTCGACCACCACGGGTCTGATCGTCAAGACCGACGACAACGACGACGGCACGTATGAGACGACGTTGACGTTGACCACGAACTACATCCTGTTGCCGCCGAACGCCGCTGTCGGCTATCCGGTGGAGCCGTACACCGAACTGCAACTGGTGGACTCCGGCATCACAGCGTTCCCGATGTCGTACTCGCAGCGTCCCGGCGTGCAGGTGACCGCCAAGTTCGGCTGGCCGTCGGTGCCTGACGACATCGCGAAGGCGTGCCTCATCCAGTCCACACAACTGTTCAAGGCGTCCGACGCAGTGTTCGGTGGCCTGTCGTTTGACGCCGGCATCCTGCGGGTGCGTGAGACGTTGAACCCGATGGCCGCCGCGCTGTGCGAGTACTACGTGAAGAGGTACGCGTGACCACCATCGCCGAGGTGCGCGAGGACATGGCTCGCGTGCTGGCCAACCTGTCGGATTGGTCGGTGTCGTCCTACATCGGCGACCAGGTCCATTCGCGCATGATCAAGATCGCCCGCCCGGCGTTTGATCCGCGCATGGTGTTCCAGCAGACGAAAGCGGTGCACACGTTCAAGGTGACCGCCTACGCACCCCGGTCCACCACAGAGGCTTCCGAAGCGGCGCTCGATGCGCTGTGCGAGCTCTCCGGCAGCACGTCGCTGATCGCGACCATCCAAGACGGGTCGCTGTGGTCGGTGACGGTGGATTACGCGCAGGTCACGAACTGCGGTGCCGTGTACGCAACCCAATGGGTCGACTCCACCACGGAGTTCCTGGCCTGTGACTTTGACATCGAGGTGGTCTGGTAATGGCAGCTGTCGCATCACTCAACTCGCGCATCTTCGTCGGCAGCCTCGGCTGGCACGCGTATGCCACCGGGTTCAACTTCACCGAGTCGACGGCGATGCTCGACGTGACGACGCTGGCGAACACGTCGAACGTGTTCATCCCTGGCATCGATTCGGGCGACCTGTCGGTCGAGTCGATCCTCGACACGGCAACGGCAACGAACTTTGCTGCGTCGACGACGTGGAAGGGCACTCCGCAGGTGGTGACGTTGCTGCACGCCGGTACGGCGCGTGGTACGGCGTGCGTGCAGGTGATCGGCAACCAGGGCTCGTTCACGATCAACTCGTCGCCGTCCGATGCGGTGAAGGCGACGGGGTCGATCATGACTTCGGACGCTGTCGACTTCGGGCTGGTGATCGACCCGGAGACGGCGATCACGGCAGACACGAACGGCACTGCCGTGGACAACGGTGCGTCCACGGCGAACGGTGGCGCAGCGCACCTGCACGTGACGGCGTTCTCGGGCCTGAGTTCCAACTCGGTGATCGTGGAGCACTCCACCGACAACGTGTCCTTCGCCACGCTCGGCACGTTCACGCTCGTCTCGGGCACCACGTCGGAGCGGCTGACCATCGCCGCCGGCACCACCGTCAACCGTTACGTGCGTGTCCGCGATGACGTGACGGGCACCGGGTCGTGCACCCGCATCGTGACGTTCGCACGTCGTTGAGTTCTCTCGTCCCTGCCAGGACCAATCTCCACCCCTTCAACCCCTAGGAGACTCCCATGGCCTTCCGTGCAGGTACCACGTCGGCGTTCTACGCCGGCACCGCCACGCTCACCAACCTGTCGCCGTACGCCGACAACATCTCGCACCCGCAGACGACGCAGCAGCTTGACGTGACCGGGTTCGGTTCGACGAGCTCGGTGTTCATCCCCGGTTTGCAGGACGGCGACCAGATCAGCATTTCGGGTGCGTACGACTCGGTCGTGCACTCGCTGATCACTGGCGCGAAGTCGGCCGGCTCGCTGCTCGGCTTCGTGTACGGCCCCGGTGGTTCGGTGTCGACGCAGGCGCGCGTTGCCGGCTCGGCGTACGTCGCCCAGTACGGCCTGAGCACCACGGTCGGCGGCCGCGTCGAGTACAGCGTGTCGCTTCAGATCAGCGGTGCGGTCACCAACGGCACCTTCTGACCGTGCCTGACGGCTTCGACGTTCTCCAACGCAAGGTCGTCCAGCTTGAGCGCGAGATGTCGGGCCAGGCTGGCAAGCAGCGGTTGGAGCGCGTCGCCAGGCAGACCAAGACGGACGTGGACGAGGCGGTCCGGGGTGACCTGGGCGACTTGTCGATGTCCGGGTGGAGGCGCAAGAAGCCGTACGACATCCGGGGCCGCTACGACATCATCTCGGACCATGAGTTCGAGGTGAGCCCGGATCGCAAGGCGCGCGGTCCGATGCGTGTCCTTGAGTCGGGCCGGCAGGCGTACCAGATGGGTGACACCCGTTCTGGTGGGTTCCGCACGCGCAAGAAGGACGGCGCTCGCGTTGAGAAGCGGCGCAAGGTCAAGCGTGCAACCGGAGCGACCAAGGGCAAGGGCACGTGGTCGGACGCGACGAAGTTGATGTCCGAGCGCGTCCCTGGCCGTGTTGATGCCGAG